AGAGGAAGCCGAACCTGAAGTTGATGAGGAAGCTGCAAAGGTGGACGAGAAGTCGCACATGGTGCCGAAGGCACGTATGGACGAAGAGATTGCTCGCCGCCGTCAACTCGAGGAACGTCTGGCCAAGTTAGAAGAGGGTGCAAAACCTCAAGAAGAGCCTGAACCTGAGTTTGATTTCGATAGCAAAGAAGCAGATTACATGGAAGCGGTATTGGATGGTGAGACGGACAAGGCTAAAGCGGTTCGTAAAGAGATCAGGAATGAAGAACGAAAAGCCATGGCCAAAGAGCTACGTCAGGACATCCACAACACAACGAATGTAACCAAGCAGCACTTAGATTTAGATGTTGCCGTTGCTGACATGGTGGAGTCATACCCAGTACTTGATTCCAAAAGTGATGAAGCTGATGCAGATCTAATTGCTGAAGCTAACGAACTGATGGGCATGTATGCAGAAAAAGGTATGGCACAAGCTGACGCGCTTCGTAAAGCAGTGCGAATGACGCTGGCAGCCAACATGCCTGAGTTGTTGCAACCGAAAGCAGTTCAGTCAAAGCCTGCAGCTAAAAAGCGGACAACTGATGTGAAGCAGAAGTTAGAAGCAGCCAACAAGCAACCTGCCAAGTTAAAAGGCGAAAGTGCAGCAACGCGCGGTAACGATGTCGTCGACATTAGCACTATGACTGACGCGGACTTCGACAAACTGTCTGATGCCCAAATGAAACGCCTACGCGGGGACTTCGGTTAGTGCGAGAGGGAATAGTAGAAGCTTATGACTTGGGGCCCTCTGGGCTCCTTTTCATAGATGGGTTAGATGATGCAATTATTGGAGTATCTACGAAGAACCTGGTTCCAGTCGTTGTGTACTCCACGATCAAGATCCTGGAAAACCTTGTCCGACAAGGTATGGGTATTGACGAGGCTAAGGAATTTATCGAGTCCAATATTGAGGGTGCTTTTATGGGTGAGCACACACCCTTAATAGTAGATGACCTGTTTTAAGGGCTATTAATTTCCCTTAATTTATAAGCTGTGCTAATATATGTACACAGGCTCGTCTTGCAGTACGACAACTGCCAAAGCTTATTAAATCGAAAACCGTACGATACACGGTAGCTATCGCCAGCTTAAAAAGGCCATGAGCTCGTCCCTCTTAAAAAGGTCGCTATTTCGTTCGGGCACGACACGTCCAACAGCATGCAGTGGTTGTCGCCCCTGCTTGATTAATGGCGACCGTTTATAAGCAGTACTTATAATTTATTTTAAATCTATTCAAAAGGTGATTTTCTCATGGCATTAACTAACTTTGCCGCTCTAACTTCAGAGCAAAAGACCGTATGGTCTCGCGACTTCTGGCACGCTGCCCGTAACGCATCCTTCATTAACCAATTTGCTGGTTCTGGCTCTAACGCCATGGTTCAGCGTATTACTGACTTAACTAAAAGTGAAAAGGGCGCACGCGCTGTATTAACTTTGCTAGCGGACTTGTCTGGAGACGGTGTTGTAGGTGATTACACTCTAGAAGGCAACGAAGAAGCGCTTTCTAGTTCTGACATCACAGTTCGTATCGACCAGATGCGTAACGCAAACCGTTTGGCTGGCCGTTTAGCCGACCAAAAATCTATCGTTAACTTCCGCGAAGCCTCTAAAGATTCATTGGCTTATTGGATGGCTGACCGTATGGACCAGTTAGCATTTTTAACTTTGTCTGGTTTGGCTTACACCAAGAAGAACAACGGTGGTTTGCGTACTGTAGCCGCTGCTGGCCAAAACTTAAGCAACCTTGAGTTTTCTGCAGACGTAACTGCTCCTACTAGTGCACGTACGTTAATTGCAAACGCTGACGGTACTGTTGGTACTGGTAACCTAGCTACTACTGGCATCTTAGGCTACAAGAACATCGTAAACCTAAAAGCTTACGCCAAAGATCACTACATGCGTGGTGTACGTGGTAAAGGTGGTGACGAAGGTTTCCATATGTTCGTTACTCCACAAGGCATGGCTCAGTTGAAGTTAGATGCTGATTTCCTAGCTAACGTTCGTAACGCGGGCAACCGTGGACCAGTTAACTCTTTGTTCTCAGGTTCTTCTTCTGTAATGGTAGACGGCGTAATGGTTCATGAGTTCCGTCATGTATATGACACTTCTGGTGAAGCAGCTGATGGTAAGTTTGGTGCTGACGGCACAGTAAACGGCCAGCGCGCTTTGTTCTGTGGCGCACAAGCATTGGCAATGGCTGACATTGGCGACGCTGACTGGGTTGAAGACACTTACGATTACGGTAACCAGCACGGTATCTCAATCGGTAAGATCTTAGGCTTCCGTAAGCCAAAGTACACCAGCATGGTAACTGGCGATAGCCAAGACTTTGGCGTAATTACGCTAGACACTGCCATTTAAATAATTAGGGCCTCTTCCCCCGGCAGGACGCTGGGGGCTTTTTGGAGTTTTATATATGTTGATTTCTGATAAGGCAATATACGTTAGCAGTATGACGGGCCAGTCGGCTTGGTTTGAAGCTGGTGTTGCGCGAGAAGTCCCACCACCTCTGGTGGATGAATGTATTGCTGCTGGAGCATATCTAGTAGGCAAACAACCACAAATTAAGCAAGCAGTTGCTACTGAAACGGCGAGTGAAAATAGCGTAGACGGGGTCTCAGAAGAGGACCGTGCTATGGAAATTGTAGCCGCAATTGAGCAATTGATGGAGAAAGGCGATAACAAAGCTTTTTCTAAAAACGGTGACCCTAGAGTGCAGAGCATTGAAAAGATTCTGGGCTATGACATCACCTCTAAACAACGCGACGCAGCTTGGGCTGTGATTAGCGAGGCGTAATGGCCATTTCATCGAACGACATTATCGGTAAAGCCCAGACGGTTTTACAGGATACCTCAGCAACTCGTTGGCCAACAACGGAGTTGCTTTCTTGGTTAAATGACGGGCAGCGCGAAATCTGTCTTCTTAAGCCATCCGTAAGTGCAACCAATCAGTCGGTGGCATTAGTAGCGGGCACGAAACAAACCATACCTGCTGACGGTCTGCAGGTATTACGTATCGTACGTAACCTAACCAGCGAAGGCTTAGGCGGCAAAGTAGTCCGTATCATAAGTAGGGATGTGTTAGATACGCGCCAACCGATGTGGCACACCGCCACACAAACTGCGGTTGCTGATCACTACACATTTGACGAGTTAGACCCACAGACTTTTTACGTGTACCCACCCAATAACGGGGCGGGACATATTGAAACAGTATATGCGGTAGAACCAGCACAAGTAACGTCTGGGGGCAATATCACTATCCCAGACATTCACTCAAACAATTTACTGGATTACATTTTGTATCGTGCTTATGCGAAAGAAACTGCCGGCGGCGGTGAGCAACGAAGCAGCCAGCACTACCAAGCAATGATCGCTTCTCTAGGCGTTAAAATCCAACTAGATGCCGTGACTAGCCCAAACATGCGAACAGTAGCCCAGGGGTAAACTATGAACTACAAAGATATGGTCAGCCTACTCCCATACCAAATAGCAGGCTGTCCTGAGTTTGTAGTGGAAAAGGCAATTAAGGATGCAGTGCTGAGCTACTGCAAGCGCAGTGGCGCATACCGCGCAACGCTTGACCCGATTCTAACCGTTGAAGGCCTGTTCGAGTACGATATCGACATGCCGAGAAATACAAACATTGTCGCAATCCACTCAGTAATCCTGGGGGAAAAAGAGATATTGCCTGACACCGTGCAAGGCGCAACTCAAGCAAACGCACAGTGGCGAACAGAAAAAAGTACCCCAACGCACTACATACGCCCGAGCAACAAACTCATGTACTTAGTGCCTGTGCCTATTAAGTCTGGGGATAACGTAATTCTCCAGGCATCGCTGAAACCCAGCTTATCTTCAACCAACATCGAAACTGATTTTGTTGAGGATCATGTGGATGGGATTATGGCAGGTGCATTGGCTAATTTATTTAACGCACATGAGATGCCATGGGCCAACCCACAGCGGGCAGCGAAACATGAGGCTGAGTTTGGCGCTCATATACGTGATGCAAGTGAAAAGGCTGACGGACGTAATGGACCAACGCGCAGAACAGTGCGATACGGGGGCTTGTAGTGGTTGAGTTAGTGCCGGCCACTAAGGCCGAAATTAGGGCCGACTATTTATATTTTGAGAGTGGCATGAGGGACATCATCCTCAAGGTGCGGGCGAAGTTTTGTGTCGCCGACATCTACCACCACCTTATGCAGGGGAAGGTCCACCTTTACTGGGTAGAAGAAGGTATGGATCGTCTAGGGTTCGTGATACTTAGCCAATACGATTCCGGATACGAGGAAGTGTCCACCTTAGTGATTGACCACTTATGGCTAACTCCAGCGATCGATTGTTTCGCAGAAGCCATTGCTGCAGGCCACGATTTGGCAAGCACATTGGGCGTTGATCGTATCGAATTTAATTCAGCCCGGTTAGGTTGGGGCAAACGTGTTAAGGAGCTGGGCTTTGAGCCAGCATTCGTAACATACCATTTTCAGGTGAATAGAAATGGGTAGTTCAGCAAGTAAAACACAAGCAGGCGAACATGAAAAAGCATTGGTGGAAAACGCCAACACAATTGCTAATCGCAATAAAGAATTATACAGACCCCTTGAAGCAGGCTTTGTTAAGGAGTCTGGGCGCGATGTTTCTGGCGTCCTTGGTGGCAGAGCAAACGCTGATACGGCTCAGGCCTTTTCTTCAAGTCAAGGGGCCGGTTTGGGTGCTTCCGGCAGTAGTGGGGGCTTTGGCAGTGGTCGTTCTATGATGACACAAGCCAACCAGGGGGTTATCCAAAGTAACGCGCTTGGTGGTGCATTAGCTGGGGCAAGCAAAACAGCACAGACCGTAAAAGACGGCTCACAGTTAGGTGCTGTAAAGGTTGGGCAAGGTGGCAGAAGTGTTGCAATGCAAGGTTTATCCCAAGCGGCGCGTGCTCAGAACCAAGAAATTGTAGCTAAATCCCAAGCAGCAAGCAGTATGCAAGGAACAAACATGGCGTTCGGGGCTGACCTAGGTGCAGGCCTATACAAAAAGTTTAACCCAACACCAACACCAGAATTAGACCGTCTTCAAGCACAAATAGACAGTTTTACTAAGGCGAGACAACCATGAGCATATTGGACTTAGCAGGTGATTTTTTAAGCAACGTTACGCAAGGGCCCGATAGCCACAGACGTGGTATTGGCCACCCAAGCGCGACCTCTCCCGAAGCTCAGGGCTTGAAACCCCCTGTTGCGTCGACCAGTGACCAAGGGTCATCGAATGATAATCAAGTGATACCGACAAATCAGCCTGCCGGATCAGTTGCGGGTGATGCGCTTGCGAGTATATCGCGTGACGAGCTTGCGAACTATCTAAAGGTATATGGCGGCACTGAAGAAGAATTGTTAGCAGACACTAACAGCACGAAGATGATCGATGACGCTAAGTCGTCTCAGGCGCTTGGTCAGCAGGTTTCTGCTGGCATGCAGCAACGTTCGTTGAGCCGTTATGGCGCAAACCTTACAGGCGCTCAGAAGGCCTCACAGCAGCGTATGAATTCCGTGGGTAACGCAGCAAGTTTTACTGGCGCAGTTAACAACTCGGTACTCGATCAAAGGGACCGCAACTTAGGTCTGAAAGCCTCACTTTTGGGTATGGGTAAGGAGCAGTTAGGCGTAGCGATGGGCGGGTTAGGCAGTGCTGCAGGTATGGAGGCGTCGAGAGAATCCCAGTATCAGCGCGATAAGGCAGCAGCTCACGCATCCAACATGCAAATGATAGGTCAAATTATTGGCTTCGGAATAAGTTAGGGAAAATACCATGGCATATAGCAACCCCATTTTAGGCGCAGTACTTGGCAACGAGCAACAAAAGCTGCAGAACAAACAGTTTGAGGCAAATCTTTCCCTCGACATCGAAAAATTAGGCTCCCAAAAACGCGGCTGGGACGCGTCTGCTAAGGCCTTAGAGTTAAGCAATAGAAACACAGAACTTAAAGAAGCCTTTGCCTATTACAAAAGTGGCGTAATGGATCAAGAAACGGGTAACTTCCCCTCACCAGAGCAGCTCGTTGCTGACCCAGCGTGGAACCAACGCGTTGTCGATTTTTACAACACAGACCTTGTCAAAAAAGTCTGGGACAATGATGGTACGGGTAAGACGTTTAAAGGTTTCGTGCCCGTAAGTGGCGGTCAAGCGGTCATGGAACTAAGTGACCCAAACGCGTCTCCCCAAGAACGTAAGTTCGTTACTGAAAAAGGCACAAGTGATCAAAACGATAACCCCATGCTACTTGATGAAGCGGGATATGCTCGTTTCAACGGCAAGATTGTGTCACAGATGGAGAATGCGGCGGGCATGCTTGGCCAATTTGGCCGTGATGCAATGCAAGACGTTGGCAACGACAGCCGGGGTCAAACTGCAGCAGTACTTGAAGCGACGAACCCATTGAGTCGATCTACATTAAATAGTGCTGTACAACCTCAGCAGCCACAGCAGCCTCAGCCTCAGCCACAGCAGCAAGCAGCGCCCGCCGACGGCGTAACTGAGATACCTATAGACCAGTCAGCAGTTGAAGTTCCTGCCGCTTATGGCAGCGCTGACGGCCAACAACTATCCCTAATGAAACCGGGGGGCAATAAACGAAAAGCAAAGCTAGCTAATTTAGCTACGGTATACAAATTGTTGAGGGACCCCCAAAAAGCCAGTGAACTATCCGGCTATACTCCGGAAGCGTTGGCTGGGATTAATGATACTCAGTTAAAGGATGCTGCAAAATTCCATAAAAAGGCTATTGAAGGTTTCGGCAGAAAAGATAAAAGAGCGGGGGCTCGAACGCTAGAAAGTAAGCCATTAAGCGAAGATGATCAGAATCAACTAGCCCTGCACACTTCTGCTTTAAGTGAAATTAAGGCATTAGCGGCAAATCGCATGCAGATTGGTCAAGCTGTTGATCAAAATAACATGGCCGCCAAGGCAGCTAAGAACGCCGTTACCACACAGGCTGCTAGCGTTAATATGGTCACTGACCCTACTAAACAGCAAGTCCTTGACAGTGCGATTAAGGAAGAGATAGGTACTGACCCGAAAGCTATCGAAGCGGCTGCAACCAAAGCAGCGACCAAAATAGCGGACATATCCCCTGGGAAAAAGCTGACCAAAAAGGACGTGTACCAGTTACTAACGTTAAAAAACACAGACACCATCGATCAGGCCACGTTTAATCGGTTCATTGATCATGGCGTGCTGTCTAGCGACACAATAGACCTGGTGAAAAACAACATCAACAAACAGGTTGAGCTGGCCAAGCAGGCAGGCATGAACCGAACGAAACTCCAGCAAGAACGGATCAAGCAGGCTGCTGACGAGAACGGCGATACGTTCGACCGGTTTACAGCGCTTGATGCGACTGCCAACGAAGACCCAGCTGCCTACCTAACCAATATGTTCGCTTCTAGAAATAAAGGTGGCCTATCAAACGACGAATCCGCACACCTTAGTGTTCATATGGGACAGAAACTTAATGATGAATTCAACATTAATTGGTTCACCAGCCCATACGACACCATGGTTCAAGGCGATTTAGACCCACAAAATGCAGCCATCGGCATGTCCAGTTTCGCTCTAGACGGGGATAGACTTATTGCGTTGGATGAGAATGGTGAACCTCGCGGCGATCGAGATGTTTACCTTAGCGAGTTTAGCGCAGATGAGCAGAAGTACTTCAAGTCAGAGCTGAAAGGCGTTTATGAAACGCGAGTGCAGAACATTACATCTGAGACTGCCCGCATTCAGAAAAAAATTAACGAAGGTTTTGAGAGTGTCGTCGACAAGCAAAATTCACTTGCCCGACTTATAGTTTTGAGAGAACAAGGCAAACTTGTGAAACAGCTGCAGGGTAACTAATGAGCGGATTCGACATAGACCAACAGATACAAGATCTCGAAAAGCAGATTGCTCTTGATATAAAAAGCGAGAGCGTAATCCCCAACATAGATCTGATGATCGCTGATCTAGAAGCAGGGGAAGTAATGACCCCCCAGAATCTATCCGCTACTGAGGCGGGTTTTGAAGCGGGGCGTAAAGGCCTAATCTCGTCTAAGGAGACGGCAGGCGCAGCCTTTAATTATTTGATTGGCGACGATGAGGCTGGTGCTGCGCGTTTAAAAACAGCAGCGACAATTGATGGTCAGGTTGGTCGATTAGCTAGCCAATACGCTAGCTTTGAAGATTTTATAGAGGACCCAGGGTTTAGTAACTTCGCTGAGATGTCAGCATTTAAGCTTGGCCAAGCGGTTCCATCAGCCATTGAAAGTTTTGCAGCGGGTACTGCAGGCGCAGCCATCGGTTTCTCAACTGGGGCAGGCGTAGGCGCATTGCCGGGTTTCGCTGCTGGACTAGTTGGTAAGGGTCAAGCAAAGCGCATGGTGCGTGATGCCATCCTCGAATATGCCAAAGGCAAAGGCACTAAAGAATCTATAGAGGTTGCTCAACAAGCACTTAAATTGAGTGCTATAAAAAGCCTGACATCCAAAGGGGCAAAAACGGGCGCCCTTAGCGCTGGTTATTACCAAGGTGTTGCTTCCTCCTTTAGTGAATCTCTAGAGACAGGACAAGATCGAACTGAGGCAGCTGGGTTAGCAGCATTGATGGGCGTTCCATTCGCTGTTGCCGACGTAGCACCTGAGATATTGTTTGTAAAATCCTTGTCAAAGCTCGCAAAAACATCTGGAACGAAGTCTGTATTTGGGAATGTTGTAGGTTCTGCATTCAAACAAGGCGGGGCAGAAGCGCTTGCGGAAGCCAGCCAAGAAGGTTTAATTGTTGCACAACGCTTCCAGCAAGACCCAAACTACGATAAAGAACGCGCAATCATGCGGATTGCTGATGCAGCGTACTCAGGTCTAGTAGCTGGTGGTGCATTAGGTACTAGTTCAGGCACTATTAAAGCGACCTTCTCATCAGCGCAAAAAATCCTAAACGACACACGAAAAACGATGGATGCGAAGCCTTTCACCCCCGGATCTACGGTTAACAGCTTTGAATTCGAGGATACATCCCCAGAAGGTATGGCCGGAGTCCCTCTTAACGAGTTGGTCTATGCAGTAAAAGATGCCCAAGACGGAGAAACACTTGGCGCCGACCCTACTACTCAGGAACATGCAGCCGCTGCCATTCAGGAACTGAATCGACGTTCGGAAGAGATGGGCCCTAACAGGTTCCAAGAGCTCGTTAAAAAAGAGCTACAGCGAGGGGCAACCCTACCGGAAAACGATAAGTCTGAGGTTGAGCAAGAAATATTCAATGAGACGGATCTGCCAGAAGCAGGCGCTACTGAACAGCGCACGGCGGACGGTGAATTAAGTGAACAACCACAAGGCTTTGAAGAGCGTTTGTTAGGTAAAAATAACAAAGGTGACGGTTATGTGCCTGGCAGTCGCGCCATCCGTACACGTCTCAAAAAACTACAAAAAGAGAACCCAGGGCTTCAGTATCGCCTCGTTCAAAAAGAGGGCGCTGAGTTTATAGAAGAGGTTGTCGAAAGCAGCTTCGACGTCAGCCAGATAGTTAATGAAGGTATTAACAAGGCGCGTGCTGGCACAAAGGAAGGCGGCAAAGACCGCACTCTTCCAGCAACCGATCCTCAAGGGAAGAACATTAAGTTGTCACCGGCGGAGCTTGCTCACGCAGGTATGAGGGCGAACAACAAAGACAAAGCTAATGCATCCAGCATGACTTACCCGCAGTTACTCATGTCGGGTTTCTTACGCATGAACCAGGAGCTTGCGGACAAAGGGTTCAAGATTGACCTTAATACGTTGCCTGATAGCACTATCATCGCCAAAGCGAATGGCAAAGCATACACATGGGGCGACCTTAAAAAAGCATGGTCCAAACGGGCAAACACAAAAGAAGGTTCTGCATTTGATGGCAAGGCCGCAAAAGAAGATGCGTTAATCAGCACAGAAGAAAAGATAGAGAAGTTGATTGCAGAGCTCGAGAAACTTGACCCCAATTCACAAGGACGTGCGGCAGAAATCAGTACCGAATTAGACACTGCCGAAGCCAGCCGTGAAGATCAGGCGAACGTTTTAGAACAGAATGAAGAAGTAGAAACTGACACCATCGCAATGGGTGAGGCCCAAGCACAACAGGATGCTAAAAAAACGCGGAACGTTGATGAGAATGGTAACCCTATTTCGTACTCAACACGTAAAGGGGCGAAACCTAAAACGACCGCTAAGCCGAAACCTAAGCAGGCCCAGAAGGCAGCACCCGTTAAAGAACGAGTGATTGGCAAAGTGTCAGTATGGGGAGCGTTTCCTGACGTATTCGCAAACTACGCCAACGCTATTATTGCGGCAGTTGGTATAAAGAAAAAAGTCAATATTATGTGGGCCGAAGATGCCGAAGCCTTTTTAGAGCAGCATCCAGGTGCGGTAGATGGCGCCATAATCAATAAGGCAACAGAAGGCTCACAACGGGCAATGGTTTATCAGCTTGACGATGTTGCCTACGTCTTTGTTAAAAAAGGCGTTGATAACGATTACCGCATAGCAAACACCGCCGCTATTTTAGCGCACGAACTTGGCCATATACTCTATCGCGAAAGCTTAGATAACATGACTGATGCCAACCTAGCCCGACTAAAAAAGGCCTATCAGGAACAGTTAAAGTCTAAGAGCAATAAGCAATATACAAACGACGATGCCGGCTTCCAGGAATGGTATTCGGATCAGGTATCTGCATGGGCTGCCAAACAAACAACTAACCCAACCAAATTTGCTGAGTCACATTTCAAACGTGTTGCTGCAAAGATGCAAACGCTGTGGCGCAAGTCACGCCAGTTTGTTCGTCAGAATGTGCGTAATTTGACTGACAAACAGAGGCAGGCATTACGGACGATGAAGGACCGTTTCACTTTGGACGAAACTTTCGAGCAGTACATGGAAAGCGTGATGGAAAGCGTCCACGGCGGACAATCCCAGTCTTCCCAATCTGAGTCCCAATCTGAGCCCAATTGGCGATACGCTAACGAATCAACCAAAGCAAATCCTGCAGCTGATGTGGACATAGATGCTGCAATTAAGCGCCTCCAAAGCAAGCCAGCGGTAACTAAGCTGGTAGAAGCCATGCAACAGGTGTGGGAATCGGGTATGGCGGACGGCCTACTTAAGGTCATTCTATCTGCAGATCAGTACGCTCGACTTCGGTTAGGTAAGTACGGCCCTGCGTTTGCTAACCTGTTCTACCACCGCACTCAGTCATCTAACAATAACCAAGGCGATATGCTCAACAAACAGCATCACGCATTAGATAAGTGGAATGCCCAGTTTGCAGAAATTCTAGGGGAAGATCCTGAGCACTCAGATAAAGTCCTGGAAGAAATGCAGGCCGGTGTTAACATCAACGACTCGATAGATCCAAAGATGCGACAGCAGTTGGCGGACGTCTTTGAGCGTTTCCACAAAGATTACCTAGTAAAGCGTATGCCGAAAATAGGAAAGATCCGCAACTACTTCCCAATTGTATACAACATATTGGCCATCCAGGAAAACCCAGATGCGTTTGTGGCCGAGCTTAAGAAGGGCGGGCTTAATCAAGCAGAAGCACAGACGGTCATGCGCACGATGCTTGAGAACGATGGTGCATTCATTGAAGACGTGCCAAACCATGAGTTATTTGGCCCTAAGTTCAACGCCAAGATGCAGCGTACATTAAAGAACATGGATGCGAAGGCAATGCAGAAGCTTGGGTTCTACCAAAACCCGATGGTTGCCGTTCAGTTGTACTTAAAGCAAGCAACTAAACACGCAGAATACAACGTTATAAAGGATGACGCGGAAGCACTGTTAAACAAGATGCCTCCCAAGCAACGCGCTCATGCTCGTAAAATTGTGCTTGGTTACATGGGCCGGTTGGGTGCGCAGATCGACCCTAAGTGGAACAAGTTCCAGTCATACATCGCAGCATTGCAGTTTGCAACCACACTACTTTTCGCTACAGTGGCGTCGTTCACTGATCTGGGCAACCCAATCGTTCGGGCAAAAGATATGGACGGTTTTAAAAGCGCACTTGGCAACTGGCGTAAATTCATGAGTAAACAAAGCCGGGAAGAGATGACTGAGTTCGCAGAGCGTATTGGCGCAGCGTCGCGTGAAGCTGTGCGTGAAGCATTGAACCAGTCTTACAACTCAGAATATATTGATCCAGGCGCACGTAAGTGGTCAGACAAATATTTCAAGGCTATTGGACTAGAGCATTGGACGCGCATGACTCGTATTATCTCAGCTAATATGGCGAGGGATTTTATTAGCACCCACGCCAAAAAAGCGACAGCGGGGGACAAACGCAGCATGCGCTACCTCAAAGAACTAGGCCTGACTGCTGAGACCGCCACCAAAGGCTATGACCGAGAAACAGACACACTTGATCTAACCACTCCGGAAGGTCAAGCAGTGCAAGATGCGATCCTCAATTTTGTTGACGAAGCCATTGTTCGGCCTAACGCCGCACAACGACCTACCTGGGCGAGTGATCCACACTACATGTTGATTTGGCAATTAAAGAGCTTCTTCTACTCATTCGGACAAATCGTTGTTGGCGGTGTCGCCCGCGAGATGCAGTCGCGTTGGGCAGAAGGCGACAGAGCGAAATCTGCGTTACCAGCAATGGTGTTGTTCGCTGCACTCTTACCGCTTGCAGCACTCGCATTACAAACTAGGGAGATGATCAAAGGGGCGTTTAAAGACGACGAACGCGAAAAGCCAGAAGAAGATACAATCAACTACTTGTTCGACCTAGTTGATCGCGCCGGTATCTTAGGACCATTATCGATCATAAAATCAATGTCTGACGCAGGTAACTATGGGCGTAGCGGAGTGTTTGCTGCACTAGGCCCAACTGCGGGAACCCTTGAAACATTTTTGGATGGGGACACGCAGGGGTTGGCTAAAAGGCTAATACCCATCTACTCACAGTTATAAGCACGGCTTATAAAATAGTGATATAATATCTTGGCATGCCGATGCTGAGAATAACCCTTACTTGAGGTCAAAATGGCTTACTACGATACACAGTTTCTCGTCAAGGGAGACACCCTGCCGCAATTGAATCTAATTATCCGGGATTCTAATACCGCTGCGTCGGGCGCAACTCTAGACGATTCTGACTCAAGTACCTGGGCTCCGATCGATTTGTCGGGTGCAACAGTGCGCTTAAAATTCAAGGCATTAGGCTCAACGGCGGTTAAGGAAAACTTAATCTTCAGCGTTCGTAACCCAGTAGAGGGCGACGTGTTTTTGGCATGGCCTGCTGCGGCGCTCGATACAGCGGGTACGTTCACTGGTGAAATTGAAGTAACTTACGCAGACGGCGGCATTCAAACGGTCTATGACCAGCTTAAATTTAAAGTGCGTGAGGATTATTAATGTCCTTACGCTTCTCGCTATCCACTAAGAGACTTAAACTTAGTGACGTAGAAACTGTTTCATCCGTTACGGTCCCCAGCGTCAGTGTCTCTATGAGCCATATCGCTGCGGCAACTGCAGTAATGGCACGAATGGTGGCGAGTGGCATCTGGTTTAATGCCAACCCGAAAGACAAAGCGTTGACTGAAACGGTAGGCTTGGTTGACCAACTTGCGGCGCATCTAGCCAAAATTGAAACTGATGTGGCTGACTTATCCGATGTAGCGACGATTGCCGTAAGTGCCGGGTTTATTGATGCAGCTAGCTTGTTGGATTCCGCTGCTATGAGTGTCGGGCTTAGTGTCGTCGATTCAGTTGCATTGACTGAATCACTTGCCTTTTTTATTCAGTCAGCATTACAAGACCCGGTAACCCTTCAAGACCATCATACCTTTGCACTATTAAGCTCTGCAGCTGATTCAACAGCTGTAGTTGACCAAGCACATTCGATGTTTGGAAAACAGTTAACTGACACCACATCCGTTTTAGATAACCTGGAACGTGCGGGGCAATTCCAACGTGCGTTCGCAGATATCGTTAGCATCGATGACTTCTCACAAGTGGACAAGCAGTGGAGTGGTACGAAGCAAAACGTCGCCTTTACATCTGACCTAAGCCTATTTGGACTTTCAAAAGCTGCACTGGACTCAGCCCTTATAGGTGACGCGTATTCTTATGCAGCCAGTAAAGGACTTACTGATTCCGTCGGCTCAGTGGATGAAATAAGCATTCAATTGAACAGCGTTTCTACGCCCGTATTTAACGGGTTTACTTTTAATTCCAGTACCTTCGGGTAGGAGAAGATTTATGATTAATGATCAGTTGCAAATGACAGGTGCTTTAACTGTCGAGAAAAATGGTCAAGTTGTGCATGAAATACCCAACTTGGTCGTTACAGCCGGTAAAGCGCTTGTAGCTGCAAGACTTGCGGGGGGCGGTTCAAACGTCACTCATATGGCAGTAGGTACAAGTAATACAGCGGCAGCAGCAGGCCAAACAACGTTGGCCAGCGAACTAGATCGTAATGGCTTAACTAACCCTGGTGGCACACCGTCATTAAACACAGTTCAGTACGCGTGTACTTGGGACGCAGGCGATGGCACGGGTGCATTAACTGAAGCTGGTTTATTTACGGCATCGAGTGGCGGCACAATGCTGGCGCGCACTGTCTTTTCCGTCGTGAACAAAGGGGCCAACGACTCGATTACGATTACTTGGACAATAACTATCTCATAAGCGAGTAGCCTCAAATGACTGTAAGATTCAGTAATGATGCAAAAACGACCCTGACCACTGGAATCAATGCGACTGCGACCTCCCTGAGTGTCTACAGCGCAGCGACTTTCCCTAGTTTAAGTGGTGCCGAGTACACCTACATCACTCTTTCAAACGTACTTGATACGCAGAAAGAAATTGTGAAGTGTACTGCAATTAATGGTTCTACGTTTACAGTCACGCGGGGCGCTGAGTCTACAACAGCTCAGTCATTCAATGCGGGGGATCACGTTCAGATTCGCATAACTGCGGGGTTGTTCAGTGATGTGCTCGACGAAAAAGTAGACGACGGTCAGGTACTCACTAACGTACCTGCAGGCGCTGTATTTACAGACACCGTGTACAGTCACCCAGCAGGTGACGGTAACCAACACGTACCTGCTACAAGTACCACCAACGAAGGTAAATTACTAACCGCCGGATCTACAGCGGGTTCCGCTAGTTGGCAGCCAGCGCCTGTGTCTTTACCTGCACAAGCAGGTAATGCAGGTAGTAGATTAACAACTGATGGCACAGTTGCATCGTGGGTCGCAACTGTTGGTGGGACTACACAATCAGTGACAGCTACAGCAAACCAGACAACCTTCAGTGCTGCATATAGCGTGGGTTATGTCGCTGTATACCTAAACGGTATTTTATTAGACGCTACGGATTACACAGCAAGTAACGGAACTTCTATCGTACTAGGCTTAGGAGCCACTGTTGGTGACACAGTGTTTATCCAGTCATTTGGTACGTTTGAGTTGGCGGATCATTACAATAAGGTAGACGCTGATGCCCGTTATGCTCAAACGGCTAACCACTACACTAAGACAGCAACAGATGGTTTGTTGGCTGCTGCTAACCCTTACACCACAGCAGTTGTTACATCCTTGCCAGCATCGCCAGATGCCAACACAATCTATTTTGTAACAGGATAATAACATGTACAGAATTTACCATACTATTGCTGAGTATGAGCACATAGAGCTTGATGCTAACTCAATCGAATTTAAAGTTGAAACAGACGCTGGGGACGTAGTGGACGTAGTCGTAGACACGACTGCTTCACGGGAACAATTAGCTCTAGGGGGAACCTTAGAAGCTTATAACATCGATGTTATTGGTCACTTACTATATGCACTGGAGAATACATAATGGCTATTTTCTGGTGTGACCCTTACATAGAATCCCCTTCTGGAGGGGTTGATGGAACTACAGGTGTTGGTACGTTAGGCTCTTACGCCAATCCGTACAGCATAGACAGCATAGGCAGTATTCCTTCCAACGTGTGGGCAGCCAATGGCGATGAGATTAGATTAAAGGCTTTACCTGCAAACCCTTGGCTCACTGACCCCCTACTTGCGTGGCACCAACAGTTCGCTGCTGGCGGGAGTTGGGGTGTGTTGTTTGCATCAACCCCAGCCCAGCATTCTTTTATCAAATACACCTCGATAAAAGGAGAGAAGACCTACCTTAGCTGGAATACACCGAGCCCATCTACAAGGGCTGACCCTCCAGTATGGGGAGGTATGAGTCCCTATGCAGATGTGACCCTACCTGCCTATAAGTTAGACCCACAATATTACCTCAGTAATCTAGTCACCCCAAATCAGAGTAATATGCTACGGACGGTGTTTGGAGCAGAGACAACGCTAACCGCAGGGTGGGTATCTGAAACTGCAAGAGGTGGTGAGACAATTATTCACAGAGTAAACCCTACAGCGGTTACAGAATGGTGGTTTGGTAACCATCATAATGATCGAATGACAGTAGATGCCCCTGAGTTGACCATATCGCGCTCAACGACTAGCAATAGTAGGCATATACAGATCTTCGGAAGGACAGTCGAGGTTCATGACATCATTGAACGCTCTGGTTCTGGGTCTTCATGCTCTGTAAAAATACGCACTGGGGAAACATTCAAAGCCAATAGTGTGGCCAGTCCTGGGTATATTTATATGTATAGCCCTTACTATAACACACCAGCCACGCAAGGAATTAACAGGGATATTAAGCATATTACGACTGCGTATCAGCTGTATATATATGAACAAGGTCATGCTCCTGCTGTCAATCTCAAGTTTAAGAATCTTTCTTGCTATTATTTAAGTGTCTATGCTACAACTGCCTTTAGTTACTATGATGATTTCTTCTTTTTTAAGCGTATGGTAGCTAGTCAAACTCCTACAGAAATGGCAATTGACCCAGCAGTTAATCCAGCAACTGTCTTCCCTCTTAAAGGCCCTATGTCTACCCTTGCCCCTAAACTTAGCTATAATGATAATAGTAGTTACAGGAACTATAACTATAAACCTATCAAGACTTTTGGTGGTTACTTAGCAAAAGGTGCAGAGGTAAACACTAGTAGAGGAGATGTTTATTTTAGAGATTTATTATTACCAGTAGGGGGCACTTTAGAGAACACAACCTCTCATAGTGTTAAATCATCTCAATCTAGCACTTGGTATAGTTTTCACGGCAAGTCTTGGGGTGTCGATAGGAACTCAGGTAGGAGAGTCGCCTTTGGTACGACTCAAGGCGAGCAGCGCGCAATGATGATGATGTATAACTCCACTGAGTACAATAACAAATTAGTGTATCACCTTATGCCTAATGCAAATTATGGGAGATGTTATGACCGTGTTTACATAGACATGCCTACAGGCGTTAGTGAGATTGCTGATAGTACCAATCTTCGTATAAAGTATACGTTAGGCGGTGCTGTATCTACTGGTGTGACGCTTTCGCTTCAGTTAGAGGGTAATACTACTTGCTCCACCTGGGGTGCAACTGGTGTTTATAACACGTTTATACAACCCTCTGATGGAGGAGAAGGTACTGTTATTTATAGTGGTACTTTTAATTCGGCTACTAGCGCATCTACCAGTAGCATTGCTGGGGCGCAACAACTGTTAGGTGTCCTTGAATTAGCACACCAAGAACAGAATCCAACTGGTGTCGCTAAGATATGCATTGATAGCATCGAGCTTGAGGTGGTGTAATGTATTTAAAGCTCGGAACACAATTACCCTATCTCAAGCTAGGTACACAATCAGGTGCTGCACCTCCTGCACCCCCCAGTTCAGGTATTACTCAAGTATATCTCGGCTCCTCTGCATTTACTGGCTTTAGCATAGGCTCGACAACTATAAGTTCGGTCTATGTAGGTGCTGCTAAGGTTTGGGGGATGGCCTTGGTATCTGCACCAGCCGTTTCTGCAACTGGCGGCACTATAACTACTGTAGGTGCTTACACAATCCACACTTTCACGACATCTGGCACATTCACTGTTGAAGCTAGTGGCGATATTGATGTTCTTATCGTAGGCGGTGGTGGTGGCGGTGGCCCTAGAATAGGTGGCGGTGGCGGTGCTGGCGCTGTTTATCATAGAACTGCTTATGCTGTCACTGCAGGCAGTAACGCGATTGTCATAGGTTCTGGCGGTGCTGGTGGTTTAAGCAATAGTGGTGCTGGTGTTGGTGGTGCAACCACTACAGCCTTCTCTGTATCAGCAACAGGCGGTGGCGGTGGCGGTTTTTATGGTGGTGCTGCTACTGGTGGTGCTAACGGGGGTGGAGGCAATAATGCTGCTGCTGGCGGCACTGGAACACTGACAACCTACACAGGCTGGACAGGTTATGGAGGAAATGATGGTGGTGGTGGAGATACTGCTACTCATTCATCTGCTGGTGGTGGCGGTGCAACAGCAGACGGAGTCGCTAATGATGGTAGCGGTGGAGGCAAACAAGGTGGCGCAGGTGTCCTTAACGATATAAACGGATCTGCTCTCTACTGGGCAGGTGGTGGTGGTGGTTCCTCTTACAATCTAGGCGACGGAGGCGATGGTGGTATAGGCGGTGGTGGCGGTGGTGGTGCTGTTAATGGTGGCAATGGTAGCTCTGGTGGCACTAGCGCATTAAATGCAGGTACAGCAGGTGGTGTTGGTTTTCATACTCCAGGTGGTGCAGCAGGAGAAAACACAGGCGGTGGTGGCGGTGGTGGTAACTATATTAGTGGAGCAGGTGGTGCAGGTGGTTCAGGTATCGTAATCGTGAGGTATTTAACATGAGTAACTTTGCGAAGATACATAACAACATTGTCACAGAAGTCATAGTCGCTGATACAGCTTTCATTAACTCAGGTGCAGTTGGTGATTCGTCCTTATGGGTAGAGACTTCATACAATGCCGATTTCAGAGGCAAGTTTGCTGGGATTGGTGACACTTGGAATAGTGTGAATGATGTGTTTATTTCACCTCAACCCTACCCTTCGTGGTCTTTAGGCTCTGACTTTACTTGGCAACCCCCCGTAGATATCCCTGATGCAACAGAGGGGACTTTACACTATTGGAACGAAGACACGCTTTCATGGAAATTACTTACAGTAACTCCTTAGTAACTATTATCTGACAAGGATATTTTAAAATGAGTAAATCAAGAAATATAGCAGACCTATTGGATAGCAATGGAGACGTTAAATCGTCCAGCTTAGATAATGTTGCTGCTTTGAGTGGTAGTAGCACTGGTCTAGGTGAGTCTGCATTAGCCAACGATGATGGTACATATAATAGGAATACCGCTTTTGGTCATGAAGCTTTAACCACTAACACAACAGGTAGTTATAACGCTGCTAGTGGTTGGTCTGCTTTAAAATATAACACCACAGGTGATGCTAACACAGCTACGGGTTATGGTACTTTACTCTTGAATACCACAGGTGATTATAACACAGCTAATGGTGTGATGGCTTTATACTCAAATACCACAGGTAATAGTAATACAGCTAATGGTTTTGATGCTTTAAAATTTAACACCACAGGTGCTAATAACACTGCTACTGGTTCATATGCTTTAACAAGTATCACCACAGGTGTTCTGAACATAGGTCTTGGTCGTGGTGCTGGTGATGCTATCACTACTGGTTCTAATAACACTGTAATTGGTGATTTGACTGGCACTGCTACAATGGCTGACACAGTCTTAATTGGCGCTGGTAATACAGAGCGATTGAAGGTTACTAGTTCTGGTTTATTTGTTAATGGATCATCTACTGCTTTGACAGGAATTACTTCAGCCCAAGCAGCAGCGATTACAGCTAATACAGCTAAGGTATCCAACGTAGACCACCCATTGGTTGAGACTGCGGTTCCCTCAGGTGCCGTATTTACAGACACCAACACTGACACCACTTACACTGTTGGTGATGGTGGCCTTACACAGATTAACTTTACTACAGCAGATAATACTAAGTTAGATGGTATAGCTACCGGAGCTAATAACTACAGCCATCCAGCTAACCACTCTATTTCCGTTATCACAGGGCTACA